CAATAACTTAGCCCTTGACACCGCCCCCCAGGTGTGCGCCCCGGAGGACTTTTTCACCGCTACCTCCCCCTCCCCGCCCACATCGCGCAAAATCCTGCGCAAATAGGTGTTGACACCTACTATGTGTTGTGGCATCTTCGTAAATAGATGGACAGCACACACAGCACCGAAGAGCTTGAAACCTACCTCAAAAAACTAGACGAAGCCGCCACGATCGAAGCCTTGGGTGGGACCGACTGCTTCTTCCTTCTGGACGAAGTCAGGTTCTCCGACCTCCGCAAGATGAACGACGCCAACCTGGCTGGGCGCCTTGCATATTACGAACGCGACTACACCTTCGAGCTCAACCCACGCAAGCGCCGCGAATTTCACCGTGAAGTTGTCCGGACACAAATTGAAATCCGCCGCCGCGTGCTGGAACGCCGCGCCGACGCCCTGAAAAGGGCGCTGCCCGCCACGATCCCGGGCGACATCGAACTGGCCGCCGCATGAAGTGGGTAGCAGTCGCCGCCGCGCTTTATGCGGCATCACAGTGCGAAATCCACGACAAGGACGGCGCCGCCGGGCTTTTATGGTTCACAGCCCTCGCGATCGCGGTGTTCGCAGCATGACAGCCTGCGTTTTCGTCGCGGCCGGCATTGTCGTCGTTCTTTGTGAACTCTACACCGCCGGCCAGCCCTGGCCTTGGCTGGCGAGCACCGTATCCCTCGGAGTGGGCCTACCATGAAACTTATGGTCCCCACCCTCATGTGCCGGTTCATGTTGAACCAGGCGTTCGAGGTCGATGCCCGGGTTTATGCCGCCGGCGAAATCGTGCCGCTAGCGTATGGCAATGCCCTTGTACTGGCGGCCGGCGACTGCGGTTCCATCGTCGACGCCAACAGCGTTCACCTTCAGGCCCAAGAAAGCCTGGCCGTCTACGGCGGCGATAGCTGGTTTCCCCACCCGCAGCAGACAATCTCCCGCGTCGCCGAATATCTGGCGCAAGCGAACCCAGGCCAGCCGGCGAACAACTGATGCCCCCCGAAACAGACGAAGGTTGGTAATGACCCCCGGCCCTTACACAATTGACGGCTCACCGCGTGAGTAATGGCGGGTAGTCCGAAGAAACGCGAGAAGCGGGAAGCCGCGGAGCGCGAAAAGAATTTGGCCGCCGGCAAAGCGCAGGTGGCCGCCGAACAGCAGACGGGCGCAATAACTGGGGACGAGCAAGGCGACAGCGAAAGCGGCCTCTCGGCCGAGAGCTCCCCCCACACGGCGCCCGCTGCTTCCTCACTTCCTGCCGTGACGCCTATTCAGGGTGAAGTCCTCCCCCCGGAAGGTGCGCAGGAGCCCACCAGGACGGCCCTAAAAAGGGCCATGCGTGCGCGAGCGCAAGAGCACGCCGAAGCTGCTATCGCGGTCCTGGTGGCTTGTTTGACTAGCACCGACTTGAAGGAACGCCGCGCCGCGGCAAACGACCTTCTGGCTTGGGGCTTTGGAAAACCCGCAACCGAAATCGAAGCCGGCGAAGGCGCCGCAATGATTATCGTCAAGAAATTTTTTGGAGACAACGATGTCTGAAGACGTCACCCCGCCCGCCGCCCCTGCCGTGATCTTCGCAGCAGACGTCGAGGCGTTGCTGGCCGAGTACGAGCACGACTTCATCGGCAAGGCGCACGAAATCGTGCAGGGGCTCAAGTCGCTGATCGCCAACGCGAAGGCTGCCTAAACCATGCAGAGCAACGACCAATTCCCCAACGACGCCGTCGCCGTCACCCCGAGCGACACCGTCGACCTGACGAAAGCCGCTTGCGGTTTCGTGGTCGGCGTCACCGGCAACGTGACCATCGTGACCCTGGCCGGTGTGGCAGTCCAGTTCCAGAACGTGCCCGTCGGTTTCGTCTACCCGGTCGCGTTCAAGCGCATCAACTCCACCGGCACCAGTGCAACCGGCATTGTCGCTTTCCTCCCCTAAACCAGCTTGGCGCAAATCCTTCTCCCGAACGCCTGGACGCCGCGGGCGTACCAGCGGCCCGCCTGGAAATATCTCGAAGGTGGCGGGCGCAATCTGGTGAATGTCTGGCACCGGCGCTCGGGCAAAGACAGCATGATCCTGAATTGGACCGCTGTCGCCGCCCATGAGCGCAAAGGCGTCTACTGGCACATGCTGCCGGAGGCGGAACAGGCCCGCAAAGCGGTGTGGAATGGCGTCGACCGTGAAGGCCGGCGCATCATCGAGCAGGTTTTCCCCGGCGCCCTGGACCCAGGCTCGCGCACTGGCGTCGTCAAGGCGGCCGATAAGCAGACAATGACCCTTGAGCTGAAGTGCGGCTCGATTTGGCAGCTCGTCGGCAGCGACAACTACAACAGCCTGGTGGGTTCCAACCCCTGCGGCGTCGCCTATTCGGAGTATTCGATTGCCAACCCGGCGGCGCGGGACTTCCTGCGGCCGATCCTTCGGGAAAATGGCGGGTGGCAAGCCTACATTTACACGCCGCGCGGAAAAAACCACGGCTACGACCTCTTTCAGATGGCGAAGACCAACCCGAATTGGTTCGCCTCGCTCCTGACAGTCGAAGACACCATGCGCCAGGGCGGCACTCTGACCCTCGAAGACATTGAGGAAGAGCGCCGTAGCGGCATGGACGAAGATATGATCCGCCAGGAGTATTATTGCTCCTTCGATGCGGCTCTTCGCGGCGCTTACTATGGCCCCCAATTCGAGGCGGCCGAAAAAGAAGGACGCATCGGCAATGTTCCTTACGATCCTGCCCTCCCTGTCGAGACATGGTGGGATTTGGGCGTCTCGGACAGCACCGCAATCTGGTTCATCCAAAAAGCGCACGACGGTTGGCGAGCGATTGACTACCATGAAGCGAGCGGCCAGGGCCTTGAGTATTACGTTCGTACTCTTTTCAACAAGCCCTACGCCTATTCGCGCCATGTTGGACCGCACGATGTTACCGTTCGTGAGCTCGGCACCGGAAAATCTCGTCTAGAAATGCTCGCGGCGCTCGGCCTCAAAATGGAGGTCGCGCCGAAGCTGAAACTGGACGACGGTATTCAGGCGACGCGCCAGCTCTTGCCGCTTTTCCGCTTCGACAGCGTGAAATGCGCCGACGGCGTGAAGTGCATGAGCCAGTATCAGCGTGAATGGGACGACAAAAACAAGGTCTGGAAAGACTATCCCAAGCACGACTTCACTTCGCACGCCGCGGACGCCTTCCGCACCGGCGCCGTAGCTGACGGCCGGCGTGCTCCGACCGGTTTCAACCGCAAACTCAATTATGGACGTCTGCACGCGGCATGAAGCCCGTCAACCAGAACATTGACAAAGCCCGCCTGCGCAAAGTGCTTGAAGCACAGCGCAGCCAGGCCCTCGGCTCGGCCGTATCGAGCGACCTCTCAGAGCAGAGGATGCGGGCCTACAACTATTACATCGGCGATATGTCCCAGGACATGCCGAATGTTGAGGGCCAGAGCAACGCGGTGTCGTCGGACGTCCAAGACGTCGTCGAAGGGCTCATGCCGATCGTGCTCGACGTGCTCACGTCGACCGACAAGCTCTGCGAGTTCACCGCCGTTCAAGCCGGCGACGAAGCCCAGGCCGAACAAGAAACCGCCTACGTCAATCATGTCTTCTACCAGCAGAACAACGGCTTCGTCGTCCTGCACAATGCCGTCAAGGACGCTCTCCTGTCCAAAAACGGCTTCGTCAAATGGTGGATGGAGCCGGAAGAGTTCCGCACACGCGAGCGCTATGAGGGGCTGACCGAAGCCGCCCTCGGAACGCTGGTGGCCGACACCGACACCCAGGTGGTCGACCTCGAACAGTATATGCACGTCGCGGACCCGCAAAATCCGCAGCCGGAAAAGTGCTTCAACGTCGTCATTGAGCGCGTCGGCAAGAAACTGCGCGCCAGGGTCGACGCCTTCCCGCCTGAAGAGTTCCTTATCGGCAAAGGCGCCCGCTCCATCCAGAGCGCCGACTACCTGGCCCATATACAGCGCAAGCCGCAAGGCGACTTGATCCAGCTCTTCGACAGCCCGGAGCAAGTCGCTGCGATCAAAGGGGCGCCCGCAGCCCTGACGCAGTCCGACAACTCGGAGGCGTTCAACCGTCAGACGGTGCAGGACAACCAGGACGGCACCAACGGAGACGCCGACGTCGATAACGACATGCGGCTCGTCGAAGTGTCCGAGCACTATGTCCGCCTGCCTCTGGAAGAGGACGGGGTGCCGCGCCGCTACAAGATCACCACGGTCGGCACGCAGTACACGATTCTCGACATCGACGAGGTGACGTCCTGGCCGATCGCCAGCGGCACGCCGATTATGATGCCGCACC